CGTGGCTATTATTAAAAATTGCAGGAAAGGAGGAGCGTGAAATGCTGGTACGTCTGTATGCAGGCGAGATCATCATGGGCCGCATCACCGAGGACAACGTCCCCGCGAAGCTGAAGGCCCGCGTGCACAAGTATCTCGTCGACATGGGCTACTTCGACGACGTCGAGGAGTAAGCCCAACAACAAGGAGGGCCGCGTCCTGCGGCCCTCCGGCTTTTATGAGGTGACACAATGATCGAAATCAACATCGGCGCGCTCGTCGTCCTTATGGGGATCCCGACGGCCGTGACCGGCTTCTGCTTCTGGATGCTCGAGCACAGGATCCAGAAGCGCGAGAAGCAAAAGGAGGCCGAGGAGGCCAAACGACAGAAAGAGGCAGCGGCCCGAGAGCGTGCCCGTGAAGATCTCCAGATCATCACCATTCAGGGCACGTCGGCAGCCATCGCCCTCGGCGAGGCGACGGCCCGGGCCGTGCAGCACATCCCTGACGCGCATTGTAACGGGGATATGCACGCGGCCCTCGACTACGCTGCCAAAATCAAACACGCGCAGAAGGACTTCCTCACCAGTCAGGGGATCCACGCGATCATCGACTAAGGAGGTGAGCAGCATGGCCGCAAAGAAGCGCCGGCGCAAGCGTAAAAAGAAAATCGAGACGAGCAAAAAGCTCGCATACTGGGCGGCCAGCGTGGCAACGCTCAGCGCAGCCAGCTCTCTGCTGCTCTCTGCCTTCGGGCGCGACCCGGTCGGTGAGCTGACCGGCACCATCTTCACCGCCTGCGTCGGCTATCTAATCACATACGCCGGCAAGAGCCTCGGCGAGAAAATCAGCCGAAACCGCCACGGGCTCGACGCCGACGGCAACCCGCTCCCGGATCCGTCCGGGGACACTCTCAACAATGAGGAGGCAAAAGGATGAACACCATCGACATCACGCCCATCGTCAACGCAGCCCTCGCCCTGATCGGCGCCGGCGTCAGCGTTTTCCTGATCCCGTGGCTGAAGAAGCAGACCACCGAGGCACAGCGCAAGGAGCTGACCGCGTGGGTAAAGATCGGCGTCGCTGCCGCTGAGCAGCTCTACGTCGGACAGGGCCGCGGCGAGGAGAAGAAGCAGTACGTCCTCGACTTCCTGAAGCAGAAGGGCTTCAAGGTCGACGAGGAAAGCGTCGTCAACGCGATCGAGGCAATCGTCAAGCAGCTCAACACTGAGGGCCTGACCATCGAATAACGGAGAGGGCGGGCTCCGGCCCGCCCTTTTTCTTTTTGCAAAGGAGGCAAACCCATGAAAAACCAGAACACCGACGACATCAAGCTGAAGCCCGGCGAGACCATCACAGACGAGACTCTCGGCGAGCTGACCGGCGGGAAAGGAGACGACAACAATGAGTAACAGTCCTCTGGTGGTCTACACCAAGCTCAGCCCGAACCACTCGGGCAAGCGCACCAAGAAGATCGACACCATCACGATCCACTGTATGGCCGGCAACTGCTCCGTCGAAACCTGCGGCAACCTGTTCGCCAACTCTGCGCGGCAGGCGTCCAGCAACTACGGCATCGGCACCGACGGCCGGATCGCCCTGTACGTCGACGAGGCAAACCGCTCGTGGTGCACCTCGTCCAACGCCAACGACCAGCGGGCCGTCACCATCGAAGTCGCCAACAACGGCGGCGCGCCTGACTGGCCCGTCTCCGCGAAGGCATACGCCGCGCTGCTGGATCTCGTGACCGACATCTGCAAGCGCAACGGCATCAAGCGCCTCGTCTGGTCGACCAGAAAAAACGACCGCGTGAACCACCTTAACGGCTGCAACATGACCGTGCACAGGGACTACGCGAATAAGAGCTGCCCGGGCGACTACCTCTACAACCGCCACGGCCAGATCGCGGCCGAGGTCAACAAGCGCCTCGGCGTCAAGGATGCAGGCGGCAGCACAGGCAGTCAGACCTCGGGCGGCACTACATCCGGCCTGAAGGTCGGCGACGTGGTCGACTTCAAGGGCACGCAGCACTACACCAGCGCAGCGGCTAAGGACGCCAAGACCTGCAAGCCCGGCAAGGCCGCCATCACGGCCGTCGCGGCCGGCAAGGCGCACCCGTACCACCTGAAGGCAATCAGCGGCGGCGGCTCCACCGTTTACGGCTGGGTAAACGCTGCGGACATCTCGACCGGCAGCACCGGCACGGCAACGAGCTACCGCGTGCGGACGACGGCCGACGTGCTGAACATCCGCAAGGGCCCCGGCACCAACTACGGCGTCGCCGGCCAGATCAAGGGCAAGGGCATCTACACCATCGTCGCCGAAGCCGCAGGCCCCGGCGCGACCAAGTGGGGCAAGCTCAAGAGCGGCACGGGCTGGATCTCTCTGGACTACGTCACGAAACTCTAAAACCGCATAGAAAAGCAGAAACCCGCCCGGAGATCCCGGGCGGGCTTTTCTGTTATGTGGGGCTTTACTCCTCGGCGTCAGGATCCGGCGCTTCACCGGCAGCGGCGAGCTCGGCCTCTGTGGGCTGGAACCGCAGCACACGGCCCTCGGAGTCATAGAAACCGCCGAGCAGGATGGTGAAAATATCGACCAGCCAGCCGATCCCGCAGGCCCCGGCCGTCAGCAGCCAGATGACGCCTGTGCCGGTTTTCCCGACATAGAACCGATGGACGCCGAAGAAGCCGAGGAAGATGCACAGCAGCAGCGCCACCGTCTTGCTTTTCGGCGACGTCGGCCGCTGCGCTGCGGGGATGCTGACCGCGCCCTGCTGCGCGCCAGACTTCCCGCCGGAGCTCGTCGTATATGACAGGCCAGTCCCGGGGATCCCGACGGTCGTGTGGCTTTTCCCCGTCGTGCTGACCGTGTGCTTCAGACCCTTCGGGCCGAAGCTGATGCTTGCGCTCTTTTTGTTCAGGTTTACCCGGACACCCGGGGCCACCTTAAAGCTGCGTCTAAACCTTGTACCCATGCTTTTCCCTCCTATGTGCGCTTTTTAGCGTTTAGTCATCTTTGGCATAATATTACCACGCCAAAACTGGTAAAGTCAATATTGCATAGTCATCTTTAGCATAAAGGGAGGCGAGGGCTGCGAAAATATACAAACCAGACGGCAGGTGCAACATCTCCGGGGAGAGAGTCAGGGAGGAGCGGCTGCGGGCAAACCTGTCACAGGAACAGCTCGCCTACAAGCTCCAGATCATCGGGCTGGACGTCACGCAGAAGGTCATCAGCAGGATCGAGAACGGCAGCCGAGTCGTCGCTGACTACGAGCTGGACTATCTGGCGACCGCTCTCGGCACCACCATCAACCACCTGCTCGGGAAAGAATGAGAAAACCGCACGGCAGCGACGCCGTGCGGCTTTTTTGTGGAAAAACGCGGGAAAATGTTGAAAATCTGCCGAATTATGCTTGACATTATAGAGCAAATGCTCTATAATATAATCACAGGCAAGGGATAGCCGAGTACAGAAAGAAAGGAGAGCAAAACCGCGGAAAGGAGGCAAAGCCGTGGATGCTGAGCAGATGAAAAAACTGCTCGAGCTGCTGGAACAGGCTCTAAAGTGTGAACAGGTTGCCACCATTACGATCACAATAAAGCCGAACCAAAAGCCCAAGCAGTAAGGTCGAAGGACGGCGGGAAAAATCCCGCCCGCCGTTCCTTTTCATTATAACCACGAAACCACGGCAAAGTCAAGCGGGAGGAACAACATGGACATCTCGATCAAAGTGACCTACAAAAGCGAGGGGCTGCAAAAGCTCCGCAAGGCTGCCGGCCTGTCTCAGTCTCAGCTCGCCGATCTGGCCGGGATCAAGGTTCAGGTGCTCCAGCAGTACGAGCGCGGCGCCCGGGACATCAACGGCGCGAAGCTGCCGACGCTGCTGAAGATCTGCAACGCGCTGGAGTGCAGGCTGGCTGACATCATCACAGACGAGGAGACGCTCGAGCTCCTGAAAAAGTACGAGGAACACTGACACACAGAAGGGGCGGCCGGCGGGCCGCCCCTTTTCTTTTATCACGGAGGGGAACACAATGGGACAGCACTGGAGCCATCTGACGCCGACCAAGCGCATCCAGCTCGACGCCTTCATCCGCGCAGGAATGAAGCCGACGGACATCGCCAAGGAGCTCGGCGTCCATCATACGACCATCTACCGGGAGCTGAAGCGGTGCACCTATGAGCACCTCAACAGCGACTACACCACCGAGACCAGATACAACCCCGAAGGCGCACAGGCCCGCTATGAGGCCAACCTCCGCGCCAAGGGGCCGGAGCTGAAGATCGGCAACGACTACGAGCTGGCCGACTACCTGATCGCCAAGATCCGCGACGAGAAGTACAGCCCGGAGGCCGCGATCGGTGAGGCCGAGGTCAAGGGCTGGCCCTTCAAGACCCACATCTGCGCGAGCACCGCCTACAACTACATCCGCGGCGAGATCTTCGGCGACGAGCTGACTGTCTCCATGCTGCCGCAGCACGGCAAGCGCCACCAGCCGGAGCGCCCGGCCGGATCCATGCCTCGCAAGCCCGCCGGCCGGAGTATCGAGGATCGCCCTGAGCACATCAACGACCGCAGCACCTTCGGTCACTGGGAGATGGACAGCGTCGAGAGCTGCCAAGGCGTCAGCAACACCTACATCGTGATGACCGAGCGGAAAACGCGCTGGGAGCTCATTATACCGTCGCCGGACAAGACGGCCGCCAGCGTCGTCGCTGCGATTGACGGGCTCGAGGCCAAGTACGGCGACCTGTTCCCGAAGGTATTCAGATCCATCACCTGCGACAATGGCTGCGAGTTTGCCGACGCCGCCGGGATCGAACGAAGCGCCAGCGGCAAGGGCACCCGCACCGAGGTCTACTACTGCCACCCCTACCGGCCGAGCG